ATTAGGCATCAAGTTCTATTTTAAAGTAATCACCTTGCCAAATCTCTGTTTTTAAATCAAAACTACCTCTTTCAAAAACGTAATATCCAGAAGAATATTCTATGACCTTGTGAGGAAGGTAAGGATTGTCAACTGTAAGATTTTGGAATGGCATATCAACCATGCGTAGCTTTGGTGTAAGTTGTCCGCGTATAATTTCATTAACTAATAATTGACTAACATTTTTAGCAGTACCAGTGTTACCTATTTTCCATGCACTTGATGGTACATAAATACTTGAGGCATTTAATATTCTAAGTCCTCCGGTAGTAGTGGCAGAAGGCCCATCACCAAGGTATGTATCAAGATTGCAGACAATAGATGATTTATCGTCATTATCACTTGCAAATTCTTTTAAATCTGATTGACCTTGTATAGTGCCATCTGGTAGAAATTCTAAATAATTATTAGTCAAATAATATTCGATTGCATAATCTGCTTTTATATCTGTGCCGCTTTCATCCCTAACTTCTTTAAGACGCATTTCCCAAACATATTCTCCTGTTTCTGGAATAGCTAAAGTGTCAAATGAAATAGTTTTGTTATTAATTTCAGTGCCATCTAAATTTATAATGTCTGTTACAAATTCCCACTCATAAAAACCACTTTCCCAACTTGCAGCACCTAACTGATAATTAAAACCATTAGTAAAAGTGACTGGTCTTTTTAAATATTTACTTTCTTTCTTAACTTGCAAATTATCAATAACACCGGTAAATTTTATTGCTGATATTGAATCTAATTTAAAAGCATCAGTATTTGTTGTATAAATTTTATACTCGTAATCCCCTTGAGTAGTTATAATTTTAGTAACTCCACCAATGCGCAATCTTAATTCACCTTGTTGCAAGGATCCAACTTTTATTGTAACGTAATAATATTTATTAGATACAACCGCGCTGCCTGTCCATTCTACGACACCTGCTACCGTTGTGCCAAATAAACTACCATTTAATATACTCCATCCACTGCCAAGTGTCCATGTTTGTAATATATTAAAACCCATTAATGGTATGTAATCAATAATAGATGCTACCTTTACAGCATATACAAATATATGAGGAACAAAACCTCCTCCAGTTGACCAGATACTTCTTTGATATAAGATACCTGTATAGCTAAGTTTAGCCTCATTGTTTGTACTATCTAATGTATCTGTTCTTACTATAACAGGATCTGTATTTGTAATGTAGTTATACACTACACCAGGCATTAAATTCTTTTTGGCATTATGATTATACCTTACTAAAGCATTTTTTAAAGCTGAGTAGTATGTCCATTTACCACCGCTTAATCTCATTAAATCACTACTTCCTAAATTACCTTGTACGTTAGATAAAGTAAAGTCATCAGTAAAAGTACCAGATGTTTGAACACCTAAAGCACTGTATTTAAAATAACGTAATGAAGATGGATTGTTAGCATATTGGTTAATCTGAATAAACCAATATTGACTACCGCTAAATATAATTCTTGCTCCCAGTGCTTGACATATCTTTTTAATTACATCATAGCAACTTTGATATGTATAATTTTTCTTTGTGTCAATGTGATAAAAAGCCCTGTGTTGTATTGCAGTTTTTAAAGCAAAATCATTATTTGCACTATATGTTAATGTGCTTTCATGCCAGTTAAAAACAGTGTGCAGCACTGGCAAGCTATTTGCTACCAGCTCACTCTGTACAAAGTCTAATTGATTAAGACAGTTTAAAATATGCTGCACTACTGTATCTTGACCATTGTAAGGCCCTACTGCACTTTTGTAATCCAATGTTTTTAACCAGCCTAAACCATCAATAGCAGATATTTGCGCTTGATAACCTATAACTAATGGTATGTCCTCAAACTCTACTAAATCTGTCACTATATATCCATACCATTTAAATGATACAGTTGTGTTATCATCCTCGTAGGCTGTAAGCTCCATTGTAAACCTTCCTTCCACCGCCAAGCCAATGTCAAGGAGCAAAGTTTGTAAATCATTGTTATTTATTAATAAAGACAATGAACAACGCGAACCAATGATAGGAGTAAATCTTTCCTGTCCTTGTGAGCTTTCACTATCGTACTGGATGCCTAATGACAAAGTATCAAATGTTTTCACAGTACCAGAGAAAGCACTATCTTTTATAGATACAGTAATCTTTCTACTTTTCTCGTTATATACTGTCGTTGAAAACCTTATTGCCATTATTGAACTCTACTTAATCCCTTATGAGACCTGTTTAACAATATAATCAAATCATTTCCGCTTATCCTTGTTTCCAGGCTACCACCTACTCCCATATCTCCCATCATTGATTTTAATTTTGATAAAGGTGCAATTACTTCTGGATCAACACGAGAGTTCCTGTTATCTCCGACCGTTGCGATGGTGGGCCCAAATGCCAAGCCGCCCTCGGCAAGTTTTGGAGTAGCTATTCCATTTTTAATTGCAGTACCTATTGCAACTAATGCAATACCTGCGGCAATCGCAAGAGGAGCCTGTGCCAATGTAAGAGCCTTTTTAATAGCTAATGCAGTAATACCTGCTTGAATAGCCATTTTACCAAATGATATAATTGCTTCAGCTAATGGCACAAGTAAATTTTTTACTCCAAAACCTGCACCAGTTAAAGCATTGCCTAATTGCTCACCAAATCCAACTGCTAAATCGTTTAACGCTCCATTTAAAATATTTGTAAAAGAATCTGATAAATCTATAATCTTATCTTGTAATTTAGCCGCAGCTTCTTCAGCTGCTGTAAATGGTTGTGCAAAAGCAGGAGCATTAGTTTTCATTGCAAGCCCAAAAACAGCTACATCAATAGCTGCTTGTTTCATTCCTCTTGAAGTTGCATCTAAACCTTTATTTGTAAAACCTAATTGCTCTTGTATTTTAGGCCCAAGTTCAGTTAATACTGCTTTATCTAAGTCTTCTTTAGCTTTTGATATTTCAGTTAAAGTTTTATAACCATCAAATTTAAATAAACTTTTATCTATTTTAATTGCTGCTCCTGTACCACCAACAGTATCAGTTTTAGTTTTATCTATAATTGTTTCATCTGTTGTACCAGTTTTGGGTTTAGCTAAAAATAAACCTTTTAATTTGCCAGATAAACTATCAACTGTTTCTCCTATACTTTTAAATTCTTTTTGTACTACCTTTTGCTCTGCTGTGTAAGACGTAAGCCCACTAACGTCAAATAGTTTTACACCAAATGATTTTTGTAGCTTATCAATAGCCATCATAAAATCAGCTACTCCCTTGTTTGCACTGTTTTTAATGTTTATCCAAATATTTGTAAACCTACTTGCAAATGCCTCCCAGTTATCATAAACATACAAAGCAACTGCACCAATAGCAGCAATAGCTAAAGTAATACCAAGTATAGCAGGATTAGCAAGAATAGTTGTAAATGCTTTAATAATTGCTCCTTTTAGTTTTCCAAAAGTTTCAATAATCATTTTTGTAGTACCTGCTAATGCACCAAAAGTAGTAATCATTTTACCTACTATAAAAATTGCAGGACCAATAGCTGCTACAATTAAGCCAGCATATACAATAAATCCTTGTGTCTCTGGATTTAATTTTTTAAAACCTTGTACTAAATAATTTATTTTATCTGATAACGCTATAAAAATTCCTTCTACATTTAAACTTGTATTTATTACTTTACCAAGTTCTGCAAGTGATGCTGTAATATTGTCGGTTAAGTTATCAAAACTATTTCCTAAACCTCCTTGAGCTCTTTGTAAATTAGATAATGCCTCTACTGTTTTTTTAGAGAAATCTTCAGCAGATATACCTGTCGCATTTATTCCTTCTGCCGTAGATGCTCCAAATGTTTGTTGTAATAATGTACTAAAACCTGGTAATCTTTCAGCAATTTGATTAATAGATTCTTGTGTTATTTTTCCAGTAGATTGTATTTTAGAAAAGGCAAAAATTAACTCATCAAAAACTACTGCTCCTTTACCTGCTCTGGCAGTAGCGTTACCAAACTGCAATATAGTTTCTCGCGCTGCGTCTGCACTTAAACCAACAGCTTGTAATGTAGATGATGCTTGAACAACTTGTGGCAATGCAAGACCAGGATTTTCAGCAGTTTTTCTTAGTTTTTGCAATTCTACCTCAGCTGCCTTACTACTTCCCATAATGGCAGTTAATCCTAATTCCAACCTTTCCATGTCAGCAAAGGATTTTAAAGCTGCTCCTCCAAGTGCAATTATAGGCAATGTAAGTGACTGTGATAATGTAGTGCCTACACTTTGCATCTTACCACCAAACCTTGACATACTACGCTCAACCTTTCCAAGTTCTTTCTCAAGGTTACTTACATCAATGCCAAGTTTTAAATTCAGTTTACCTAATGCCATTATCTACTCTTTATCCCATTTCTCAAAAATTGACTTGTCAACTTCTGACAAACTTCTTTTAGTTGGTTTTACGTTATCTGTCTCCCAAGGAAATTCAATCAAATCTTTAGGCTTAATTGACTTGCCTTTTGCCGTATGAACATTTAATAAAAGTGTTGTTTGCCACCTGGATCTTTCCCACTCAAATTGCTGTTCTATTTCAAATTGGTTATTATAACCTTGCATAGCTATAATAACCTCTTTAAAACTCATTTCGTAATATTGCGAAGGAAGAAACCTTAAAACTCCGAAACAAAATCGTTCGATGTATTCAAGGGTAAGTTCTCCTCCTTCGCCACTACGTTTTTTTGGCTCTCATCTTCTGGCGGTGAAATCTCATTTGAAATCATTTCCATTATGCGAGATATTCCTCCCATGTCTGTATCTACCAAGTCGCAAAAAGATTGTAAAGTAAAAGGGCATTTCTCCCCTTTGGCTTTGTAACCATGTTCAACTCCAGTAAAGGCAAGTTCAAGGGCAAGTAAAAGGTCTTCTCCTAAAAGGGAAAGGTCACTTAATTTAAGTTTCCTCTCCCTTAGAAATGTACCTAACACATACATACCAAATTTAATCGGTATGGATGTGTTGGCTATTGTTATTGTTTTCATGTGTTAGGATTTAAAATTATGCTTTTGTTGTCTTCACGATTGCACCTGTCACCTCAAAGGATGCAGAGTAGCTTGTATTCTCTTCTACGGCTGCATTAAGGTCTAATGATGTACAGATAGCAGACATCGTAAACACGTTGTCACCTTGAACATCAGTAGTAAACTTAATAGTAAGCGCAGTACCACTAATTAAATCGGTAAAGAGATCATCAAACAAGTAATTGGTAGATGAATCACCAGGCCCGGCATATAATGCCTCTGTGGAAAGTGTGCCGGAGAGTTGACCTTTCTTTACTTCTCTCCATCCTCCAGCTGCTGAATCCTTTGTTAAGATTTCACGCATAGCTGCAGAAATGTTCATTTGGCAGGATGTAGCATAACCAATAGCAGTGCTATCTTTGTATAACCTCATCAACGTACCGTTAATTATTCCAGTTGTTGCCATTTTATTATTTTTTAGCTTTTGACAAATCTATATTAACATCTATTTTTTCCAATTCATTCTCATGCTCAAAATATTCCATAGGCATTGGCACAGG